TCATAGTTAATTTTGTTGATGAATTTGAGCTTCTGTTCTTCAGTCCAGCTCTTAAGGTAGTCATTATCTTCGTCAAACATACGAAGATATTCTTCTTTACTTATCTCTTTATGAGAGATGAAAATAGGACTAGGAAGAAGATGTTCTTGAGAGAACTCTTTGAAATCAAGATCATCATAATTCATAATGATCTCGTCAAGAGCATGATCGATATCATCTTCAACCTCCACACAGTAACGAATACGAAACTGTGAGATACAGTCAACCATAACAAGCTTTTTCATCAGCGATAGCCTTCAACCTCGTGCATATATTCTACGCTGTCAACACGGAACGAGCGCCAACCATTGGCAACAACATCCCAGCAAGCAACGACATTTTCGTTTTCCTTGCGTGCATGCTGCTCGTCAAGATGCGCAGGATCATAAGATCCAGGAACGATACGAGGATCAAGCGTACAACGCATAACACGACGTTCGCCATTTACCTTCGTGAAGGCAACTTCAATGACGTGATCTTTCAAATCACTAATAATCTTGGCTCTTTCAAACATTTCTCACTCACTTTCATTCAGTAGTTTACGGGTGTCTTTAAAATCTTCGTTTAGCTTTTGTTCGAGCTGACTGTAACCACCAATGTAGAAACCATCAACAACTACTACGGGAAATGACTTGGCATTGGGATATGTTTCCAAAAGATTTTCTCGAGTGAAATCGCGATCCAACATCAAATCTTCATACTGGATATTAAAGCTATTAAGAATGCCCTTCGCCTTTGTGCAGTAAGGACAGTCTGGCTTTGACCAAATGACTACGTGACCGAAACTCATGATAGACGTTCTTCCCAATAACGCTGGACATCTTCTTTATTTGAGGAATCGAATCCATTGATATACATATCAAACATCACTTCTAATTCCAAGTTGCTGTGTAGGTTCATTTGTTACTCCTATGTAGATGAGTTTTCCTTCGCGATACAACTTGAATATCGTTTTTCCATCTTCAAAGATGACTTTGACTATCTCATTGTACCTGTTTTTGCGTTTTTTGTCAACCATTTTATGTTTCCAGTGAACGCTTTATTTATGTGTTTGTGATCAATCCTGCGACATAAATTACTGTTACAGTAAGCTGAATGGTCAGCAACGACCATTTACGCCATATACATCCTACCACAAACCATCCAAAGTTACCAGCCAAAGAAAAGTAAATGTTAAGTGGATAGATGTTCCAAGCAGTGAGTGTGACACCGACAATCAATATGAAGGTAGACCCCCACTCGATCCATGATTCATATTTTTTTACCAATGGCGTATCACTCCAGCCACAATGAACATATTCGTTATAATATAGCACATAACTATTGCTGTTCTGATCAAAGCGATAGTGTCTGCTTCTTTGTCAGTTTTACCAAACTTCTCACCAAGCGCCTTAGCCCAGAGTCGCCACATGTCAATAGAAGTCCACAATCTCGTCAGCGATACCATATTTAACAGCTTCTTTGGCAGTCAACCAAACGTCTTCAGCAGGAAGCAAATACTTCTTCACATCTTTTTCTGATAAGCCAGTGCACTTCTTATAGTGCTCGAGAATGCGAGCATGTGTGTTATTATATTCTTTAACTCGCGCCATCAATTCGTGTTCTTTACCAAAAGAACCCCAGCTGTACTGGTGCGAAAGGATAGCAGTATTGCGGGTAATATATCGATGACCCTTCTCACCAGCGATAAACGTCATAAGACCACAGCTGGCAATCTCACCAAGTCCATAGGTATAGATCGGAATCTTGGAACCCTTTATAGTATCAATCAATGCGAAGGCAGAGGAAACCTCACCTCCAGGCGAATTGATTAACATCTTCATCATCTTGGGACGATCTTTGCGCATCAAGTTGCGCTCGATAATAAACTCAATGGCATCGCAAACGCTACCAGAGTCAAACTCTTTAAAAAATGTTAGGTAATGATGATCTTCTAGGGAGGGGATATTCGAAATCTTATCTTCTTTATCAGTCATTCTTTATCCACTTTCAATGCTTGCTTAATAAGCCAACGAATTGCTTCAATTTTTTCATTCTCGGAATAATTTACCGAATTAATAACCACCTGCATGCGGTAAAGGATATCTTTCATCCAATCCATTTGTAATTGATTATGGTCAAGATTTGCCATTACATAACTCCAAAATTTTACGACACAGAACAAGATCTCTAGTAAGCAAAACTAATTGATCTCGTTCTGTGTCGATTATAACGAAATAATGTACTCTTTCTAAGAGTATATATCTCATGCTACCTTGCGGTATCCAAGCACTGCAGTAACTGGGAAATAACCTGTTGTTACAGACTTGTCGGTATTACCACCGAACACCTTTACATATTTAATTCCTTCGAAATACTCAAAACCTTCGAAGAAACCTACGTGGCCAGAATTTTTATCACGACCACGCTTTAACACAACAATGTCGCCAATTTGTGGCTCTTTTGTTTTATGATTAAGTGCTAAGAAGCTACGAGCCATAAGACTATCTGTACCTTCATAACCTACTCTGTTAAGAATAGCATTTGCGAATGCAGCGCACCAAGGGATACGTGTTGGATCGATTGGTTGCTGATTGCCTGACTGAAACAAAGCACGCAACTCTTGCTTGTTGCCTCGAGCTGTTTTACCTTCCCAGCGCTTTGCTTCTTGATACGCTCCATTAACACAACTGAACCAAGAGCAGTCTTGTACGATTGCAACTCTTTGTTCTCTTGTATCTATCTTCTTTGTCGGAGCTGGTGTAATTGCTGCTTGTCTTACGGACTCTTTACGCCAGTAAGAAGCAGCTGTTTCTTCATCACTTTGTGTGTAAGAAGCAACTGCCACTTCTTCTTTTTTAGGAGGAGAAGATGAACATGATAAATCAAAAAACCCACAACTCTTTGCAAATGCATTGTGTTCTGGAGCAACTTTAACTGCTTGTTTATTGACTTTCTTCTTTACTACTTTTTTCTTTTTTGCTGGGATATTTTCAGAATGCTGAATATTGTCACTGGCTGGCTTTGCCTGAACTGGATTCGCAAACGCGAACGCAGCACTAGCCACCATCGCAGCTAAAATAATCTTCTTCATATCTTTTCCTTTTTACTGAGAGTTTTGCAAAACGTCGATGCGAAGTTTAGCTAGCCCTTTCTTTTGGAAACCTAAAACATCCGCAACGCCACGTGATACATCTAATTCTTTATCTTTCTTAAACGGACCACGATCGTTTACAATAACCCTAATGCTGTTACCGTTCTCAGGATTAGTCAATACCAAAATAGTACCGAACGGTAACTTCCTATGGGCAACAGTCATAGCGTTTGGATCGAATTTCGAACCATTCGCAGTCTTGCGACCCGATGAGTACCAAGTAGCATACCCCTGGTAAGTTCTATTTATTACCAACCGATTCTCTTCTGGGATGGAAGCGGTGCTTCTGCTCGCGCAACTAGCGCAAAATAGCATTATAACCGAAACAATTAAGTGTTTCTGCAATGTACGATATCCTTATATCGACTGACAGAACAATACGCTCTGTCTTCCCCTCATGTTTGACACTATGTTGCCAGAGACCACCGTCCATAAAAGCCAGTAGTTTACCCTCTTCCCAAGTTCTTGTTTCGAATCCGACCGTTATCTTGCAGTCGGGGTCACAAACTAGACCCAGATGAACACGCATCCAATTTTCGGACCAGCCAACATGCGGATTTATGATAGTTCCAGGCATCAATCGACTAATGAATGCATTAGCCAAATTGCCTTCGTTTTCTAGTTTACTTATTGTTCTAGTTACTGTTGGACAATGATGTCGACCGTTATCGGTCAGCTGTTTCAGTAACGCTTTGAGCTCTAGTGTTCCATTAAGCTCTACATGCTCGTCTTCAAAACGAGACATTGGAGCTGCTTTCCAATAATTGGAATAGATCCTATCATAGCCCTCTATGGGATAATTAGGATAATCTACGAGCGAGTCTTGTCGCTGGCAGAAAGCAACTACTTCTTTTTTGATTTGTTCAAAGTTGCTTACGAGGTCGACACAAATTGGTAACGATTCAATTACATCATCATAAAACATATTATACTTCATGTCGACCTCGTAATATTGGTGCGCCGAGAGGGATTTGAACCCCCGATCAGACCGTTATGAGCGGTCGGCTTTAACCACTAAGCTATCAGCGCGATTTATTAAACTGCTAAGATCTCTTTGAGACGATCAGCAGCGTACGAAGCAGCGAATGCTTCTGGCTTAACCTGAGGAGTAAAGCCACACAAACCACGAATGTAACCAGTTGCTTGCTGAATTACACAAGATGAACCATGCATTTCATCTGGGTTAATATCCAGATGTACTTCACAGTGACGGTCACCAATTGCATCAATAAGATCTAGATACATTTGTGCTGCACGATATACTTCATTCATAAGACGGTATGAAGGTCGATCCTTACGCTTGTCAAAATCAAGTTCAGAAGTTACCTGTCCAAATACCTTACAGCCTCTCGAACCCTCGTAGTGAATTACGATAGCTACTGTATAGTCTGCACGCCACTTGCCATCTTTGTGACAATAGCGTTCTGAGTCTGCACCAATATAGATCTTGGTGGTATCAGATGTATTACGGATGAAATCTCTAACTTCTTCGAGATCGAACGCTTTCATTTTACCTTCCTCTGTCAGTTGTGTACCTATTGTACTCAAGATCATTCATATTCAATTCAATATCAGAGGAGTTTGGATAGTTGAATCTGTCATAAACTTCATCAACTGTCTTGCCATATGGCATTGAATTTGAACCAAGAATGTATCTTGTTTCTTGACCCATGTTTGGATTAGTGCTATGCAAAATCCAAGCTGGGAAAACGATAAAGTCGCCTTCAACAAACTGAGACTGAAACATTGGACTCATACGCAATGGTTTCAAGTTTCGCGTAGGTTGAATTTGGAGTAGATTATCTGGGTTCAAGAACGAAGTGCCACCAGTGATTGGTGCACCATGCAGATAATAAACTCCAGCAAGAAATGTATTGCTATGCTTATGAGGATGGTGGTACATTCCTCTTTCTTGCTTTGTTGACCACATTGACGTAATAGATTGCTTCGGCACGTAGCCAAGATCATCCATCACATAATCATAACACTCTTTCATGAACTCATAATACGGAAGCATTTCTTCGTAATTATAGAGATCAGGATCAGACAATTTAATGTGAGGTGCTGTCGAATATTTCTTATACAGATCCTCATTATCGACGAACTTCAAAGTTCGTTCTTTCAACTCCGCATGTCTCTCAAAAGAGAAAACATACATTGGAGTGTAGAACATTGGAATCACATTTTTAATCATAACTTACTTCTGCTTATTACGCGACCGACGCTTCTTTGAACCGATCTTACGGCGACCCTTGCGTGGACGGTTTTTATGCGGATGTGGCATTTCAATCTCCAAAATTCATTGTGAATATCATTTTCTTTGCTTTTTCTACACCGAGTCTTTGACAAAGAATATCTTTGCTGGTTGTCATCATTACAGTTGCCAACATAACGAGATCTTCTTCATCGTCAGTCATTAGGATTTGACGTTCGATAGGACGAAAGAGCTCTTTCATTCGTTTCATCCTTCGTTGTCTATCGCTAGTACTATCATCCATGGATGATCTCCTAAAATGGTGCCCACGGTCAGATTCGAACTGACACTACGGAGATTTTAAGTCTCCCGACTCTGCCTGTTGGTCTACGTGGGCAAGTGTTTCCTATGGACCTTCACCATAATCCAAGTATTATAATACTCTACTTTTTCCAAAACGTCAAGCGAAAACTGAATCTTGGCTTCGTAATAATTGCACTCTCCTTTGGTTTTACAGAGACGGAGGATTTCCCGCTTGAAGCTATGCGCTCCCAGTGTTTCAACATCCGCCTGTAATTCTTTGTTAGACCCATAATAGTCCTTCCAATCAGACTCTACGAGAGTGCGTTTCTTCTTTCCCTTGACCTGTTTTGTCTTGGTCCTTTTGAGCAATTTCTTGCCGATATACTTTTTATCATTGGTTAGGTTAGTTATATTATATACGAATCCAAGGTAATTGTCAAGCACTTCTGAGTCGACAATTGATCCATTATATAACCACGGGTTTTCATAAGACATAGAGGGAATCCTTTCCCTCTATTTAGTATCATGGATCAGGATACCAATCTTCTTCTTCTAAACCTTCATCATCGTATCGAAGCTTCGCAGAACAAAATGGACAAAACTCTGGTGCACTGACTGAGTCATGTACCACTTCGAACTCGGCTTCACATTCTTGACAAATGATCATGTTGTTGGTCCTACAAATGTTTGATGGCAGTTAGGGTGATAACACACATAATGTGTCAGCTTACTTAGGTCTTGTCCGCAAGTTCTGCAAATATTGTTTACTTGTGTAAAAGTTGGTGGCCATGGCCATGCCATTTTATCTCTTGGCCATTGAAGATCCATTGTTCTTGCTGGTCCCTGCTTTGTAGTATCAGGAACATAAGTTTTATCATATTGTTTTCTAGCTTCTTCCCAACCAGCCTTGAAACCAAGTTCATAAGGAGATGGTGGTGCAAACTCCTGCATAAACTCAGCACAACGCTTCATAAGCTCATCGTATTTCTTCTTATACTCTTCTGACTTTAAATACTCGTCATTCATTTTTTAATCCACTTCACTATTTCGAATGAACCATTATGATTTTCTACTAATGCGGTACATGATTCCACCCAATCACCACAATTCATAT